CGCGACTGGAGCAGCGGCCGCGGCATTAGCTGGAGGAAGCCAGTTCATTAATACACCACCAACAACAGATCAACCAGCAGCTATAGTTCAACCAGCCGCTCAACCAGCCGCTGTTGATCCTATTCAAGATCCTAACTTTATAGCGTATATAAAAAATGTTGAAAATGCTGCTCTCACCGGTCGTCAACCCAATGGTATGTGGAAAGACCACCCAAGCGGTGAAGGAGGACTGCCCACTTTTGGTTATGGTCATAAAATAAAGAAAGGTGAAGATTTTAGTCAACCTAAGTTTACTGACGCCCAAGTAGAAGCTCTTCTTATGAAAGATTTAGAAGAGCATGAAGCTAGAGTTATAACACAAATAGGTGCTGATGTATATAATCAATTAGATACTATTAGGAAACAAATGTTAATAGATTTTGTATATAATGGAATTGCATTAAAGACATATCCAAAATTTCTTCAAGCCGTTATTAATAATGATATAAAGGGAATGCGCGCAGAGTATATCAGAAATTATAGACCTAAAGGATCTAGCGAGTTAGTACCGTTATCGAGAAGAAATAGACTCTTTTATGAATACTTTTTAAAATGATTAAATAATTAGATAGATGCCAGCAAAACTTAAATTTAAACAATTTTTCGAACAAAAGAATTATTATAATGATACTCTTCATCCTAAATTTTGGACTGATGATAATTTTAACGAAGAAGTATTAAACTCTGTAATTGAAATCGTAGATGAGTTTATAAAGGATGATGACCATATCACTCCTGAAATGATTGAAGATATACAATTGACTGGTTCATTAGCTAATTTTAATTATTCTGATCATTCTGATCTCGATGTACATATATTATTAGATTTTGCTAATATAAATAAAGACGAGTCTATAGTAAAGAGAGCATTAGATGGTAAGAGATTTATATGGAACCTAAGACACAACATACAATTTAACAATCATGAAATTGAATTATATTTTCAAGATATTCACGAACCTCATGTGGCTTCCGGTCTATTTAGTATACAAGATAATAGATGGATTAAAAAGCCTGTTCACGACCCCCCGGAAATAGATCAGCGTGATGTTGAAAAGAAGGCTGAGCAGTTTCGCGCAGAAGTAGAATTGATGAAGGAGGCTTTAAATGAAGTCGACGATACAGATGACCTTGCATTAATTAATAAACGAGCTAAAAAATTAAAAGATAAGTTAATGCGAATGCGTCAGGATGGTTTAGCTCGTAAGGGTGAATATTCTGTAGAGAATTTAGCCTTTAAAGAGTTACGTAACGATGAGACAATAGCTGAATTAAATAGCTTGATTATTCAATCATATGATCTTATGTTTGGTGAAGATGCTATTGTAGAGAAGAAGAAGAAAAAAAAGAAGAAAAAGAAAAAAGAAAAGAAAGGATTAGATAAATGGATATTAGCCTTAGTACATGCATTGTTTTCAAATGATCCATCACATGATCCTAAACCACAAAGATACCCATCAGGAATATGAAATTGTTTAAAACATTTTTTGAAGATAATGAGACAATAGGTGATATTGACATTTACGCTGATCGACCTGACCGTGAGGCTCCACAGGCGTTAGGACAAGTAAACGAGCCTGGGTTACAAACAATTTCAAAATATATTTATAGAGTTAATAAAGACGGTGATCAATTAATTAAAGACTTAGTAGATCAATCAAAATTTGATACTAAAGAGTATCATAGAACATTTAAATCTGTTTTAGAGGAATTTGATATTGATTGGGGTGCATTTGCTAAGCATGTAGAAAGTAGGACTGGGGATATGTCGGCAACCGCCCTAAAAATTAATGAATTATTTTCCGGGATAAGTGGACAAATTAATTTAAAAGACGCATGTCAAGAAGTACTATTACCTCTTTTAAAAGATCCTAGCGATTATGAAAGATTTTTTAAAGAGCTATTTACTCTTAAACATTCAATAAGTACTACATCAGTTGGTGATGGAGAGTTTTTATTAGGTATCATAGGTAACGGTATTAAAGGAGATGTTGGTGATGTAGATGTTATTATTAAAGATAGTGAGACCAATCAGGCTTATGAAATAGGTGGACAAAAAAAGATAATTGGTGCATCTAGTCGTGTTAAAGGAGCAAAAGGTGCTGCCTCTAATATACTGGCTTGGATAAAAAAGTATACGTTTGATGCTGAATCAGCTTGGCCACTCGAGGAGATAATAACTAGTACGTATGGGCAGCTTAAGCCAGATGATGTTAAATTTATTATTAGCCAATTAGTATTATATCAAGACGAAGAACAAGCCGGCTACTTACACTCACATCCGACGCGTCTTGTTATTGGTAGTATGGTATTGTATGATTATATTAAACAACATAATGATGATTATATTGTTATAGTTAATTATTCAGCAAGCGGTAAAAAAGGTATGAGCAAAGACGAGTCGGTAAACGAGTTCGATTGTAAGTTTGCAAATATAAAAAAGATGACTTTACGTGCTGTTGTTCGGCTTAATCTTACACATAAATGGTTTAAATTTGAAATAGCTAAAGACGGAGTTAGAATTGTAATTTGATATAGGTTAAAAATTATGGCTGTAATAGGATTATATGATACAATGATAATGGGATATAGGGTAAAGATTATGCCTTATGTTATTAGTATTTTTGATGAGGATAATGGAATTGAGGGTGAGAGAGTACCTAATAAGATTGTAGAGTATTTAATTGAAGAAGGTTTTTGTGATACTTGGTTATCAAATAGTACTGGAATAAAGGTAAATATATATAAACAAGGAAAATGTTAACTTATAAAAAATATTTCCCATTATATGAGGCAGCTGGTCCGAATAAACACTTGACTCACCTCGAGGAGCTTATTCTTACTGATGGAAAAGATGGTGCTATGAGAGCTATTAACTATCTTGAAGCTTTAACACAAATATTAGATAGTGATACACCACGAGCTGTTAACGCAACAGTAAAATATGATGGAGCCCCGGCAGTAGTACTAGGATCTGATCCTAATGGTAGGTTTTTTGTTGGTAGTAAGTCTGCTTTTAACAAAATACCTAAAATTAATTATTCAGTTGATGAGATTGAAAGAAACCACACCCATGCCCCTGGATTAGTTGATAAATTAGTTCAAACATTCATGCATTTTAAAAATCTAAGTTTTAACTCTGCATATCAAGGTGATTTTTTATTTGATAACGAGATAAAAGAGATTAATGACATTGATGGGGTACAACATGTAATATTTAAGCCTAATACTATAGTGTACGCTGTGCCAGCCGCTAGTGAAGAGGGTCAAAAAATATTAAACTCACAAATTGGTGTTGTATTTCATACAGAATATGATGTTACGTTAGATCAAGAAGGGTATGTTAGATTTTCGACTAAAAAATTTGGAGTTGATGTTACAAATTTAGATCCGGGGACAGGAGTATATGTTAAGGATGCTTATTTTGAAAGTGATGCAGGGTATATTACTTTAACTAATGAAGAAACTAAAAATGTAAATCTTTTAATAGATCTCGCAAAACAACGGTTAGTAAGTATAGATTTTAATAAAGTCACTGAAAAGTTGTTATCTAATTTAAATACATATATTAATACTGAAATAAGAACTGGTGAGTTTTTAAGTGACACTGCAACTTCGTTTGAACGGTTCAAACAATGGTTTACAGGTAGAATAGATAAGCAAATAGAAAAACTTAAAAGCGATACCGGTAAGGCCCGGGCTGCTCAAAATAAACAACAGTTATTATCTTTAATACAAGATGCTTCTGAAGATATTTATAGTGTATTCGAATTTCAAAAAGCAATAAAACAGTGTAAAGATATTTTTATACAAAAGTATAATAATATGATGCGTGAGGTTAGTATGAAAAATTATTTATTTGATACTAATGGAGATTTAGTAGTAACAGATCCAGAAGGGTATGTTGCTATTGATGCAACAGGTAATGCTGTTAAATTTGTTGATCGTTTAGAGTTTAGTAGAGCTAATTTTGCTATTGATAAAGATAGCAAGTTCAAGAAGAATTAGTGGTTTCCTAAATTATCTTTGTAAATAATTGTGCAGGAATGACCATTGTATTCAATCTTTTTGACTATACCTATAGTGCTGAGTTTTTAAAATCATGGATAACATTAACCACATATTTAAATAAAACCGGTATACGTTATCATATCTCTCAACATGTAAGTTGTAATGCCTTTTATGCAAAGCAAATGTGTTTAGGTGGTAATGTATTATCTGGCCCTAACCAAATACCATACCAACAAACAATTAAGTATGATATATTAGTTTTCTTGAGTAATAAAATTATCTTTACACCTTCCCAATTTATTAAATTATATAATAAGTTTTCTAATTATAAATTTATATCTGGAAAAGTAGATGGTAGATATAAATCCCTCACAGAAGATGGTGATTTTATTAAAGCTGACTATTTAGATTTTGATTTTGTTTTTATACGACAGGGAGTCTTTGAGGAATTAGAATACCCATGGTTCCGTCCGCATGTAAGTACAACAGAATCTGAACAACAGTTTGTTGATATTGATATTTGTCGGCGTATAAAAAATCAAAATATAGATTTATTAATAGATAAAACTGTCGATCTTCGAAGAGGAGATTTTAATTTTATAAAGATAAATGAATAAGACTATAATTATATGTTGCCCGGGAGATAGTTTTGCTGGGAATTTTATTAAATGTTTAACTTATTTAATTAAGCATTTAAACAATAAAGGATTTAAGGTATATTTCTGTAGCGCCTATTCACGCAATATATACGAAGTACGCAATAAATGTATGCTAGGATCTCCGACCAAAGGCTCTGATCAACAGCCATTTAATGGTATGGAATACGATTATGTTTTGTGGATTGATAATGATATCGTATTTTCTCCATCTGATTTTGATTTATTATATAAAGAGGGTGCTGATGTAATATCAGGATTGTATATTATGGCAAATGATAAAGAGTTTGCTGCTGTTGAATATTGGGACGAAGAATATTTTCAAAAAAACGGATCGTTTCAGTTTATTGGTAAGGAAGATGTACGCACAAGACATATGTCATTTAAAGTTGAGTATGTCGGATTGGCTTTATTTTATTTAAACATGGAATATTTGAACAATTACAATACCCGTGGTTCGAGCCTACATATTTAGAAATCAAAACATCAAAAGACTTTTCTATGGAAGATGTAACATTATGTCTTAAATTAAAAGAAAAGAATATTGATATACATGTACATCCAAATGTTATTGTAGGTCATGAAAAAATAGTTGAGTTACGATTATGATACCATTTGACTCGAGTGAGACTCCAGAAGATTTCTGGTATAATAATCTTAGAAAATATCAGCAAAGAGAACCAGAGAATAATTTCCCTCAAAATTTAATTGTAACATCTCTTGTAAAAGTTAGCAACAGAGAAATAGCTATTTTTAAAGGAGAGTTAAGAAGAGGAGATTTATTATTAATTACATACCCTACTTCAAATCATGCTATTAAAAATTTTATAGGGATTGGAATAGCTGATTGTGAATATTCATTGGATAATAATGTTCAAGTGTATGAATTAGATTATAAAAAACCTATGACTGATGATTTTATATTTGATTTATTGGTTAAGAGTCATGGATGGGTCATTAAAGATTATGGCGATTTATCTGTCTATTAGGAGATAAATAATTATATGCCATAACTTAATTTATAGACCGTTTAGATATTAAATACTTATATGCCTGTCCTTAAGGATTTTCGTATAAAAAATGGTCTAATTGTTGGATCAGATAATGCTGGCACAATTACTGCAGGAGTAGGTAATTACTCAACAAGCCTAAGTGCTACGTCTTTATTATCAGTTTCTGGTAACTTTACTGGTGTCGGAGGTCTTAGAGTACCTGTAGGAACAACAGCACAACGCCCACCGGACACCGATGGGTTCATTCGTCTTAATACTTCTCTTAGTCAATTTGAGGGTTACGCGAATAGTACTTGGACAGGCTTAGGTGGAGTAATTGACGTTGATCAAGATACTAAAATTCTTCCTGAGTTG